CAAGCTGATGCACGTCACCAAGATCGCCTTGGGCCCCGACGTTGTGTGGTCTGCGACCGACGAACCACCTAACATAGAGGTCGGCGCCCTAGTCGCCATCAAGGCCCGCGTCCTGATGGCCGACGACGACGCCGTCAGTGTTCGGATATTCAGTGGACTGACATTCAGTGTACCGATTGAAGACGTGGTGTCGATGTTGCCGCCGGAAGCCGAGCCAGAGCCGATCAAGGCGGGCGACAGCGTGGTGGATCGATCCGGCAGGCCGTGGCGCGTGGTGGACGTGAAGACCCGCGACGACGAGGCGACCATCGCCATGCTCTGGGACGACGTCCGGGGCGCCGATTGGGACCACTTGGCCAATTTGGTGAGGGCGAGCGATGGACCGGGTTGAACTGAACAAGAACATGGGCCGGGTGCCGCTTTCCGACACGCCGGACGGCCGAGCACAAGACCTCCGCCTCGCCTGCCTGCAATGCGCCGTGACCGGCACGATGGGCGGAATGAACGACCCAACCGTGCTCAGGCGCGCGGCGGCGTTCGAGGCGTTCGTGCTGCGCGGCGCCGAGCCGGCCGCCGGCCAGACGCAGGCGTGGACCGGCGACGAGATACAGGCCGAAGCGCTGAAGCGGGCCGCCGCCACCCTGAATCCCGCCGGTCCGGCGGCCGGTGACGGACCCCCGGAGGGGGGCTTGCTTTCGCGCGAACGATGTGATTCGAAGGGGTGTGGATAACTTGTGATTCGGGCGGATGTGGCGTCCGTGCGGATCATTTGGAAGTTAGCGTGCGTGGCAACGCACCCGTGTGGCGAATCACAGCCTACACGGGCGCGTCGGCAAAGTCATGCGCGATTCAGCAGAAATCGGGAAAGTCGTTTCAAAGCGGCCTGCGCTCTTGAGGGGTGAGGGCCGGCGGCTTGGCAGACGGACGAAGACCGATAAGGCCAAAATCGCAAAAAGTCAACATTGCCAACTTGTTCGGGGCACAATCGCCACGCGGAAAACGCGCGTGCGTAGCACGAGAAAACGAGGCACAGATGCGTAGGCGGACAGTAATAGGGGCCGTTCTATTCGGCGTGCTCGCCACCGGAAATGCTGTCGCCGAGCCGGTAAAGCCAAGCACCATCACCGCGAATGGCTACAATGGTCCGATTGGCGGCGCAGCTTCGGTCTCAGCGAACCTAACGCATCCGCAGAAGGCGAAGCCCGGCGCTCTCAAAATAGAGAGGCAGGGGTCAAGTCTACGGTACCTTTCAGCGCGGAAACCGACAAATCGAAGTTCCGGATAAAATCCATTCCCAGTAAAATACTCTGTTGGAATTGAGAAAGGTCGCCGCCGACCAGACCGTTCGCAATATACACAAACGCCCGCCGCTTGACACCCGCGCCGCTTGGCCTGACTTTCCCTGCCCGGTCGCCACCGCTTGTCGGTATGGCGGCTGGGGCAGGGTTGGTCGGTGCGAGAACTATGGCTTCGGGACGGATGGATTGTCCGGCTGGACGACGAGGACTTCGCGTGGGTGAGCCTGCACGTCTGGCGGCTGTGGCGGCGGCGCCCGCAGGAGTCCTGGATAGCCGTCCGCGACGAGACCTCGAACGGCCGCCGCTACAGAGTCCGGCTACATCGAGAGGTGGCGGTCAGGGCTGGCGCAGTGGATGGTCCGCTGGCGCAGGCGCGGGTCAGCCCGATCAACGGCGACCATCTCGACTGCCGAAGGTGCAATCTTGAAGTTGCCGTTTCAAAACGGCGCGGGCGGCCAAAAGCCGGCCCCGTCGGCTACCGCTACGCCGGACCAGGTCGAAGTCGAGCCACAAGCGCCTGCTGGAGCGGAGCAGCCGACCGAGCCGACCACCGAGGAGCAACTGTTCGCGGCGACGGATCGACTGGTGCTCCAGATGATCAAGGACCTCGAAGCGCCGGCCCCAGGTCACCAGAGCGAGGCGGCGATCACGCCGAAGGACCGCCGCGAAAGCCTGCGGCTGATCATCGAGTGGCTGGTGAAGTCGAAACGGTTCCGTGAGGACGAGGACGACAATGGCGGCCTGCCGAACGGCGTCGAGGCGATGGTGAGAACGATGCGGGGCGAGATCGGCGGAACGAAACGCCGGCCAGCCGAGGCGAAGCGTCGCACGCCGGCCCGCCCGGCGCACGATCCCGAAGAGGGCGCCGCTCTGGCGAGGGCGTTGAAGCGATGAAATCCGCCTACTTCCGTATCATCACCGAGGACGGGTTAGCTGCATGGGTGCGGGCCGACGAAGTCGGCACGTTCTACGAGACCGCCGTCCACACCAAGCGGGCGCCGGTCGTCAAACCGCCCAAGCGCGGGCCAGGACGCCCGAGGCTAGACGCCCAACCGCCCGAACCGATCATACCGCCCAAGGCCGTCCCGGTGGTCTGCCTGCTGCTGCGCAACGGCGGCAAACTCTACGCGCGCGACGAGACTCTCGACACTATCGCCAATATGCTGACCCAGGCGCTCGGCGAGCAGCCGACCTTCATCAAGGGGCCGGTGTTCGAGATGGGGAGCAATTTCCGAGTGCCGAGACCAGAGACGAATGGCGCCGCCCATGCCTGAGAAGGCCGCCTTCAACTCGACTACCGTTCGCGGCGCCGAATATGACCACGCGCGACGTCTGCTGACGGTCACGTTCCATAACGGGAATACGGAGACGATCCGAGACGTGTCCCCGAGCAAGTGGACCGAGTTCAAGGTCACCGACTCGCCCGGCGGCTTCATGGCGCGCAACTGGCCGAAAGGTCACGATGACGTAGCGAGGTAGCCTCGCCGTGCGTACGTTCATTGAGTTGCTGGCGAAGGACGGGGGCAGGCTCATCATCGACACCGGGGCGATCCTCGGCGTCCGCACCGCGCCCAACAAGACCAAGACCGACCAGGGCACGGCCGGTGCTCCGGTGACGCTGATCCTGCGCAACGCCGCTCCGGTCGAAGTGATCTGCATCGAGCCGGTAATGGTGTTCGCGCAAATCTGCATCGTCGCCGGCAAGGCGGCCGATCTGGAAGGTGGCGAGCAGCCGCTGGCGATCCAGTGGCTCGACCACGCGGATTTGGACGCCGATGCTTAAGCGCGCCGCCGTCGACCAGGAAGAGTTCGAGGACCGCGTCGCCCGCACGTTCGATGTGTTTCGCAACGTGTTCCTGCCGCGCATCAAGATCACCTCGAAGGAGATGCTCGAACCGGCGCCGATGACGATGTACCAGAGCCAAGCGTACTTCCTCGACAAGGTAGAGGCCGGGCTGAAGCGCGGCGTCCACAATTTCAAGTGCCTGAAGGCCCGCCAGCTCGGGATTTCGACCGTCCTGCTGCCGCTCGACATCTTCTGGCTCTATACCAACCCCGGCCTACAAGGCGCCCTGATCGCGGACAGCGGCGACAACAAAGAGACCTTCCGCGAGACAGTTACGCAGATGCTGGAGAGCCTGCCGAAGGCGTTCAAGGTCCCGATCCGAAGCCACAACCGCAACGCCCTCGTACTCGCGAACGGCTCGCGGCTGCAGTACATGGCGGCGGGGCGGGGCCGGAACTCAAGTCTGGGCCGATCTCGCGCCCTAAACTTCGTCCACGCGACGGAAGTCTCAAGCTTCGGCGACCAGAAGGGCATCGACTCGCTGAACGCGGCGCTGGCCCAGCAGCATCCCAACCGGCTCTATATGTGGGAAAGCACAGCCCTCGGTCAGAACGTCTGGTACGACATGTGCCAGGAGGCGGCCGACGATCCGGCGCAGGAGTTCTTCTTCATCGGCTGGTGGATGAAGGACACCTATAAACTCGATAGGGATAGCCCGGAATATGCCTACTGGTGGGGCGGTTCGCCATTTCTGACCGAAGACGAACAGGTCAAGGGCCAGTACGTGCTCGACCACTACCATCACCAGATCACGACCGAGCAGTGGGCCTGGTATCGCCAGCAGGCGAAGGTGCAGAGCGACGAAGAGTCGCTGTTGCGCGAGATGCCGACCACCGAGATGGAAGCCTGGATCACGACAGGCTCGCCGTACTTCAAGGCCAAGGCGGTGACCGAAGACATGATGACGGTGCGTCAGGTTTGCTTTCTGAACGCCTACAACATCACCTTCGGTAAGAATTTCAGCAACTTGCAGATCGAGCCGGTGTCGAATGCGGCCGACTGCGACCTACGCGTCTGGGAGGAACCGAAGAAGGGCGCCCGCTACGTGATCGGCATGGACGTGGCCTACGGCATGTCGGAGGTCAACGACCGCACCGTCATCACCGTGTTTCGCTGCTTCAGCGACAAACTGGTTCAGGCCGCCGAGTTCGCGACTGCCCGGCCAGAAACCGAGCAATCCACTTGGGTCCTGGCCTACCTCGCCGGCTGCTATCGCGACTGCCGAGTGAACCTAGAAATCAACGGCCCCGGCATGCAGGTGTTCAATAACCTGAAGCATATGAAGCAGCAGCTGAACAACAACGTCGTGCGCGACATTCCGTATGGGCTGAACGTCGCCCGCAACCTCGACACCATGCGCTGGTATCTCTACCATCGCCCCGATAGCATGGGCGCTGGTTACTGCTATAACTTCAAGATGGGCCACGACCTGAAGCTCAACGTCATGAGCGGTATGCGCGACCACTATAACATGGGCCGGCTACTGGTCCGCTCGATCCCGCTGATGAACGAGATGCTGACGCTCAAGCAGGAGGGTGATAGCATCGCCGCGTCGGGGCGCAACAAGGATGACCGCGTGATCGCCGCCGCGTTGGCCTGCCACGCCTGGTCGGAGTGGGTGCGGCCGGGGATGGAACTTGACCGCCGCGACTACAAGACCGAAATGGCGACGCAGGAAGTGCGCGAACGGAGCGACAAGGTGATCGATCACATCGTGCCGCAATTCCTTGAGCAGCGCCGCCAGGAACGCTCCGCCGCCGCGTGGGCGCGGGCGTTGGGAGGGAACTAGGCTCGACATGCTCTGGCGCCAGAAAGTCCGGGCCGATGCCCCCGCCCCTAAAATCCGCCGCGAGTGGCGGTGCGACGACTGCGGCCACGGCTGGCGCACGACGCATGAGGACGGCCCCGAATCGGAGGGCTATGTGCCGAGTTGCGAAGTCTGCCTGCGGGCGGAAAGCCTCATCGAAAGCCGGGCCAGCGGTCTGGTCGCGACCGAAAGTCTGGTGCGGGCGCAACAGGTGTTCCGGCCGGTGGCGGTGAACGGCAACGCCTCACGGGCGCTCGACATGGCCGAGACCATGATGCGCGACCAGTATGGCATGACCAACATGAAGGACCACCTCCACCAGGGCGAAACGCCGGTCATGGCGCCGTCCCCGATCCAGACGGCCGAGGCCGATGCGATCACGCGCGAAATCATCAATGCGGGCGGCGTGCCGAACACTGTCGCGCCGCACCTTCAGGCTCACGTCAAGAACTTCTGGGGCGCGGGGGGTGGTGGCGGCGCGCCTGTCGTCCCACCCGCGCCGGTGCTGGCTCCGCAAGCCGCCGTGGCGGCGCGCACCGCCCGCAACGAGGGCGCCGATCCGGTGGCGATGCTGCATGCAGGTCGCGCCGGCAACCCGAAGCGAGACCCTATTGCGAACCTGCGGGTTCACGGTAGCTTCTAGGGGTGGGCGCCAATCCGTTCAAAATCCCCGGTCGCAAGAACGACCTGATCCCATTCGCGCAGGGGCTGATTCAGGACTGCTACGTCTCGCTTGAGCGACGCCGCGAGCAGTATCGCTACTTTCGATCTTTCTATTACACGGGCTCAAGCGACGGGAACGGCTCGAAGCATAACAAGTGCTACTCACACATCGACAAGCTATCGAGCCTGCTGTTCTCACCGTCCGAAGTGAAGTTCGACATCACGCTCGATGACGATGACGAGCAGGGCAGCTTCGCCGACATGGCGGACTGTTCAGCTCGACATCTGACCAAGGACTACTACCGTTCGAAATCCGGCATCGCCTTTGGTCAGGGTCTTGATATCGCCCTGGTCGAGACCACCGCCTTCATCAAGAAGGTCTGGGGCCATCACGGTCCGAAATCCTACGTCATCCGCCCGCAGTTCATGGGTGTTTTGCGCGAAGACCTGAACGATCTGGACGAGCAGGATGCTTTCGTCAATTCGTTCTACGTCACCCCTGCCGGCCTGCGCCGACTGCTGGCGAGCTGCGAGGACCGTGACAGCATAGTCGAGCGGGTGCGAGCGACAGCGACCAAGCCCAGCCAGACCGAACTCGACGGCGATTATTTCCACGAGATCGTCATGGGCGGCCTTCAGCCGATCACCACTACCGGCGCCCCCTCCGGCCGAATGGGCTCGGTCTCGCCCTACGCCTTTCCGGCCACGATGATGTCGCCTGACGTGGCGACCACACTGATTCGGATCGATGACCTGTGGATCATGGACGACGAGCGCGAGGACTGGACCACGATCCGCTACGTCGATCCGGGCATCATCCTCGAAGGCGATCTGCGCCACCGCAACCTGAGCGACATTCCGAAAGAGCAGCCGTTCACCAAAATCTGCCCCAACGAAGTGCCGGGCAATTTCTGGGGCGCGTCGGAACTCGCGACGGTCACCAACCTGCAAGAACTGCTGACGGCGCGCATGAACGACGCCGACAACATTCTGAAACGCCAGAGCCGGCCGTCGCGGGCCTATATCGGCTTCAACAACATCACTGCCGAACGCGCGGCGGCGCTGATGTCGCTCGATGGGATGATCACCGACGACTCGCCCAACGCCAAGATCGAGACGCTGGCGCCCGAGATGCCGCCCGACCTGCTGAAGTGGGTGGACTACATCAACCAGTGCTTCGACGACCAGGCCGGCATCACCAACATCATGCAGGGTCAGGGCGAGAGCGGTGTGCGGTCCGGCAACCACGCCGGCGCCCTGCTACGCACATCGACGCCGCGCCTCAGAGACCGCGCCATGCTGGTCGAGACACAATGCGCCACCGACGCCGAGATGCATTTTCTGATGATGCAGGCCAAGGACGCCACGGTGTACAAGACCGCCAAGGGCGCCGAGTTCATGCTGAAGCAACTGCCCGACGATGCGACGGTGGTGGTAGACAGCCACTCGTCTTCGCCGGCCTTCAGCGGCGATCAGATGCAAATCGCCTTCAATCTCAAGAAGTTCGGCGCCATCGACAACGAAGACCTGATCGATCTCGTGCCGGGCCTGCCCCGCGCCGCCGAATTGAAGCTGAAGGCGCGCAAGCGGGCCGAGGAGGAGACGAAATTCCTTCAGCAGCACCCCGAGTTGATCCAAAAGGGCGGCCATAAGAAATAGGTTCGCTCACCCTGCGGCAAAAATACTTTTCCGACTGCATATAGGGTTTTTCCAAGGGCGAAATCGCCCAATTCTAACCTGCGGTTCCTCTAAAAACCGCCTCCCCGGCCCCGTTGACGGGCAAAAAGCACTCTGTCACCTAGACCGTTGGAAGCGATTTCGCGACCGCCTCGGGCCGTGACCATCTCTGACCCTTGGCTTCAACGTCTGACTGGAGATGCGCCATGCGTAAGGGCCGTAAGCACCGCCGGAAGTAGTTCCGGCACGACCTCCCTCTTGACCCTCGAAAGCCTCCCGCCTTGCCGTTGCTACAGCCACCGATGGGACACTCAGGGCCGGCCTCACCGCCGACCGCGAATCCCGGCATGGCGGCCGACGCCTTCAGCAAGATGCGGGAGGCGATCAAGCTGGTCGAGATGGCCTTGCCGGCGCTTCAGCCTGGCACGGACGCCTATAAGAGCACCATCGACGCGCTGGGCAAGCTGAACAAAGCCTTTCCGGCCAGCGAAGAAGTGCCCGGCGTGCAGAACACCCAGCTTCAGGGCCTGCAACAGCAAGCCCAGAAATCCGCCATGATGCAGGCGCTGATGCGCCAGATGCAGGGCGGCGGGGGCGCCCCGCCCCCAGGCGGCCCGCCGCAGGGCGCGCCCGCCGCTCAACCCGCAGGAGCCATGTGATGGCCGAAAGCAATTCTCCGGCGTTCACGCCGCCGATGAACCGCGTCACCGACGAAGACCCGTCCATCGTCCGCATCCCGATGGACAAGGTCGATATCGGCTTCCGAAAGAGCCAGCAGAACGGTCTGATGAACGACAATCCGTTCAACGTGAAAAACCTGAAGAACGGTCAATAACATGGCCGTCGAGCTGACCGACCAGCAGTACGAAGCCTTTCAGAAGGCGATGGGCTTCCTGACGGAGGTCTCGACCAATCCGGCGACACGCCGCGACTTCGAGCGAGTGGCGAAGAAGATTCGCCCCGAGATCGAGACCACCGACGACATCGCCGCCGAGGCGGCCAAGCCGTATATCGACAAGCTGGACGCGACCAACGAGAAGATCGACGCCTTCCTGACCGCCCAGCAAGAGCGCGAGGAACGCGCGGCGCAGGAAGCGTCCGACCGGCTGCGCGACGACGCCTTTGGGCGTCTGAAGGCCGAGGGATACACCGAGGACGGCCTTGAGAAGATCAAGGGCATCATGGTCTCGCGGTCCATCGCCGACCCCGAGGCCGCTGCCGCCCTGTTCGACCGGATGAACCCGAAGCCGATGGAGGCGGTCGGTGGCTCGTGGGAGCCGGACCATTGGGACATCCAGGCCAACGCCGTGGATCGCGATGTCGAGGGGTTGTTCGCCAACCCCGACAAGTGGGCCGACCGCGAGGTGTACAACGTCCTCAACGAGATGCGTGGGGCGAAGTAGCAACATGACGACGAAGGTGGGGGCTTAGAGCGCCATGGCTGGTACGCCAATCTACGGTCAGGGGTACATCCCCAACAGCGGCGCCATAACAGCCGAGTTAAATTCTGTCACGCGCAGGGCCTTCGTGCCTAAGCTCGTTGTTCAGATATACTCGGCCGCGCCGTTCCTCTCGATGGCGATGCGCAACGCCCAGCGCGCACGCGGCGGGCTGAATCAGGTCACCGTGCCGGTGCAGGGTTCGCAGTTCGTCAACTTCAACTGGGCCGGCTACGACGGCGCCTTCCCGCAGCCGAGTGTGCAAACCGCCGCTCAGGCCGCTGCGTGGAACCTCTCGCTCGGAACCGTGCCGATTCCGCTGCTCGGCATGGAAAGCATGACGCAGCAGACCGAGGCGATCATTCCGCTGGTCAAGGCGCGCATGAACGACGCCAAGACGGTGGCGATCCAATCGATCTCGACGGCGCTCTACGCCTCGTCGGGCGCCAACCAGCTTCAGATCAACGGCTTGCTGGACGTGTACGACGACGGCACGTCGGTCACGACCTACGGCGGGCTGTCCCGGACCGCCAACCCGTTCTGGAAGTCCACCAAGATCACGGCGGCCATTGCGCCGACCCGGCAAACGATCATCCTGCGCATCAACCAGGTGACGAAGCTGGCGGGCGGCGAGAAGCCCGACTTTGTGCTGATGTCGCTGGGCGACTGGACCACGCTCGCCCAGGACTTCATGAACGGCGAGCAGTTCAACACCAACCCGACCTCGCGGTATGGCAACGACGACGCCATCAACGCGGGCTTCTCGGCGCTGATGCTGGCCGGCGTGCCGATCTTGGCCGACATCTTCTGCCCGACCGGGACGATGTTCATCGTCAACAGCAAGTACCTGAGCCTGTACATCTCGGAAGACGCCAATTTCGCCTTCTCGGGCTTCCACTCGCTGATCCCGAACAATCAGCTCGCCAACGTTGGGGTGGTGATCACGATGATGGCGCTGGTCTGCACCAAGCCGATCAGCGGGGCGCAATGCAACGATATCACGGGGGCCGGCTTCTAGCCCTTTGAAATCATTGAATAATTATCCAAGATGGCCCTAGCAACCCGCAACATGTCCTCGTCCGTTCCGGTTCCCTTGAAGGCGTTCACCGCCCACAAGATGAACCGGACGTTCCTCGGTCAATGGCGTCTTGCGGGGCATAAGGCAAACAATATGACGACCGACACAACCTGTAAAGGGGGCTTCTAGATGGCAAGCACACCACAGCGCGGCCCCGGTATCGGCCTCCCGCTCGCGCCGATGGCGGGCAACAACGGGGTGCGCGAGCTTCCTGCGGGCGCGTTCCACAACATCCCGGCCGGCCAATGGCTGGCGACTACCGGCCCCTACACCTTCGTCGAGTTTCTCGACCCGGTGTCTGGTCTCTGGCGCGCTCAGAACGTGTGGTTCGGCGGTCCGCAATTCGTGCTCTCGGACGGGCAGAACGTTCGCATCGCCAACCGCACCGGCACGCCGCTAGGCGCCTACGTCACCAACGTTGGCTCAGCCTATGCGTCCGTCCCGACCGTTACCGCAGGCGGCACGGGCGGCTCGACCTGGCTGGCGATCATCGGTGGCGCGATCAACTCGACCGTCACCATCACCACGGCGGGCGCGGGCTATAACTACGCCCCCACCCTGATCATCTCGGCCCCCCCGGCTGGCGGCGTCCAGGCGACTGCCACCTGCACCATTTCGGCCGGCGCGATCAACGCGGTGACGGTGGTCGATCAGGGCGCGGGCTACTTGGTCGCACCGACGATCACCGTCGTTCCCAGCCCCTACGAGGCGCTGGCGGCTACACCCGGCCCGACGACGGCGGGCGTGCTGACGGTCAACGCCACCTTGGCTGGCGCGAACACCATCACGGCAATCGTCTGCACCAATCCCGGCGTGCCGGTCACATCGGTTCCGACGCTGACCATTTCGGGGGGCGGTGGGTCCTCCGGTGCGGCGACGGCGATCATGTGCTTCACCGCGACCGGCTTCACGGTCGGCAACGGCGGCGCGGCCTACGGCAACGCCCAGCCGTTCCTGGTCATCACGGGTGGTGGCATCGTCACCACGGCGGCGGGCGCGGTGGTCAACCCGAACATTGGCTCGGCATGGTTCACGCCGCGCCAAGCCAACATCTCGGGTACGTCTTCGGCTGGTGGCGCGGTGACGGCGACAGGGGCGACGATCAACGACGGCGGGCTGTTTATGGCGGTGCCGCAAGGCTTCGT